ATCAGACTGCCACCACGTATCATTAGTAGTAGCAAATGGAAATTTGTCATTGAATATTTCTTCATCTGACTCAGGTTGTTGATACTCTCCTATTTTATAGGATGGATTCACGTTTACTGATTCATATTTAACTGATTTAGATTTCCATTTACCTGGAGCAGCAAATGCAGATGGAGTATTATATCCGGCTACATTACCTGTTACATTCTGTTCTTCAATTTCATTTTCCGCATAATTTCCACCGCACGATTCACAAACGTTATCAACGATCATACCGTTACATTCGTTACACGAATTATTATCTATTTCTAAAAATTTATCTTTAATTTCATTTAATAATGATCTCATACATGTATCTCATTTAATTCATTAACTAAATCAAAATATCTTAATAAGGATAAAATATGTGATTCTTTAATTACTTTCATAGACTCAACGTTGCATAACATTTCAGATAATTTTTGTACTTTAATTTTAGTAACTTCATCTGTAATATTAGATGCATGATTAGCTAAACTAGTTTTTATTTCAGGAATTATCTGTTTAATATATAATTTAAGTGTAGCAGTATCATCTACGTGTGTTATATATTTACCTAATAAATGTTTTTGCGATTCGGATAATACTGAGTATTTTGTATTAAATTTATCAACTAATAATTTATAAGTTAATAGTCGCATATCCTTTTCTTGTTTTGAATATGTTTCTAGTATCGGATCTTTTTCTACTATTTTTTTATTTGTTAATAATCCGTGATTTACAATAGCAAATTTACATTCCATTAATTGTTTTGGATTATCATGTTCTTCATGTTCGAACATCATATTAATAGAAGCTAATACTTTATAATTATTAATATGTATTTTAGATACATTATCAAAAACAAAATTATCCGAAATTTCTTTTACTAAATTATATCGTTGTCGACTTAATAATGATTTATTTAATCTAGTATGTGCATCTTTAACTGTACGTATATAATCGAAAGCTCGGGCTTCTGATTTAAATTGTTCTTTTACTAGTAAATTATATAATTGCAACTCTTTTGATAATTCAGTATTTTTTCCAAAATATTTTTTAATTATATCAATAGTTACAGATTTATCAGATGTTAGTGTTTCTGATGTTAATTTCTGTACTAGCATTTCGAACAATATACCCGTGTTTTTGTACTTCGAATGTTTCAATTTCTTCATATATACGGTATCTTTTAAAATAAATATTATTATCGTTTATAAAATGTTTTTTTCATCCAACAATGTACCAGCATCAGCATCTTGTTTAATTTTTCGTTCAAATAAAATTTTAGTTGATTTATTTTTTGTTAAATTATTGACAAAATCTTTTGATTCTTTAGATAATGACATTTTTCGTTCTCGTTGGGTTGGTTGGAATGCAGATCTTTGATTTTCGATATTTGTTTGTTGTTTTAGCTCTTTTGCGCCGGTTGGATCCCATCCAAATGCATTTGCATGTTGCCCGGATTTAATTCCTTCTTTTGGTCGGCCACCTAAATCTTTTTCTTCTACATCATTTGAACTCATATGAATTGATGCTAAATCGTGTGGTGTACCATATGACACGCCTGTTACTGCAGGGTCATTTCCTTCTTGTTCGATTTGATTTTGACGGAATCTTAATTTTAAATCTTCAACGATATCAACACGTTCTTGCAACCATTGGTCTTCTGACATATTAAATATGTATTCATATATATACTTATCAGAAACTAATTTACTATCACGCATTGCAACTGCTAATTGAATCTTTTCATTCATTAGAGCTACTTTTTGTTGATCATATATAATAGATGGTGCCGTTAATTCTAATTCAAATCCAACTAAATCTTCACCTTCATATCCTTGAGCATATAAATGCACAATTGCAATTTTAGTTAATTCAGAAACAACAATTTTTTGTACACGTTCAATGGTTCTAGCAAAACGTATATCCATTGATGCTAGCGTTGTTTTTCCTTCTACTCCTTCATCATATCCTAAAAATGGTTTAGGAATTTTAAGAGCAGCCATCATTTTATGTTTAACATAATCAATATCTTCAATACCGGTAAAAGTCATACCCGGTAATGTATCAATACTAGTTGAAGATTGACCTCCACGAACTGGCAAGTAATAATCTTCTAACATGTTGTTAAGATTAAACTTTAAATTGTAATTTCCAGTTTGTGAATCAATATGTGGAATTTTCTTCATTTTATTGATAATGGTTTCCATGAATGAATCAACTTCATTTGGTGGAATATTACCAATATCAATTTTAAAGATACGTTTTTCTGGTGCTCGCATAATACGATGTATTAGCATTGCATCTTCTAACATCATTAATTTTTGGAATTCTTTACGTGCTCCTTCTAACATTGATCTACCATATGGTAAGAAGTTAGAATCTGATAACATACGGAAATGTGCAATTTCAAAAACATCATAAGGGAAATTTGGAGAGCCTACATGTTTAAATGTAATTTTATATTCTCCAGATACTTCATCATATTCTTCAAAACGTTCAATTTCATAACTTGAAAAAGGACGTGCATTTAATACGCCAATTTCATCTGCAATATCTAATTTTAAAAAGAAATCACCATACTTGGTCATGTTACGAATCCAAGTCCATAAATTGAAATCAATATTTAAAACATCATAAAATAAATTATAAAGTATTTTTTGTATTTGAGTATTATTCGTTTTGATAGTTAACACATCGCCGAATTGATCAGCTAATGTTGATTCATCTGAATATATATCAAGCGCTGATGATATAATTGGGTCTTTATCCATCATTTCATAATCAGCATAAAGCTGCATACGATTTTGATGCATATAGTAGTTGGAATCATATCCACCCATACCTCCAACCATGTGCTTATTAGCTCCATGCATTCTGGTATATCTATCAGCTATTTTGCTTTGACCTAGGTTACCAACACTTTGTAAACGATTGGTATCAACCACTCGTAGTTTATCTTTTCCATACGCACGTACAATTACGTTGGTACTAAATAGATTCTGTAAACGTTTTCTTAGAGACGCCATAATAATATTATTTTTATAATAAATATAACTTGTTACAGAAGCCAGGTTAAATTTTCATCTTGGAAGCCGTTATTCCATTTCCAACCATCTGCGTTGTTATTAGGCTTACCTGTGTAAATTACTGGTTCTGTTTTTTGAAATTGTGACAATGATCGTTTAGTTAATTCAATTCCTTGTTGTCTTAACTTAAGTGATGTGTCACGTAACCATAACCCGATACAAAACGCCATAACAAGGTCATCATTGTATCCACTTTGTGATTGAGCTTTTCCATTTAGCCAAATAAATACAAAAAGTTCTTGTATTAATCTTTTACTACGTATTACTGGAGTGTGCTCTCGCATATACATTTCTAATGCTGATATCATTAATGGCCGTGTACGAGTTGTAGTTGATACTCCAGGAACCATTTGGCTTTTATCCTTCATATCATAACCTTTTTTCAATTGTACATCAGTATCAACATATCCATCATCTTTATATGTATAAAATATATTTTCATAGCCTCTATCTAAAGCCGGCTGAATTGCAGCCCAACCTATGTTGGCATTTTCAATTGCTAATAATGCATTATTCCATTCTGTAGCAACTGTCACTAACATGTTTCCAAAATCTTTCGGAGGAAGTTTGCCTTTATACTCAGCAACTTGTCGTATATCTTGTACATCGATAACATGAAATGTTGACCAGTCGCCACCATCACCACGTGCAACGTCTGCTACTACTAAATAATCTTTTTGGTAGTCCGGATATTCCCATATCCAATAACCATTATCAAATCCACGCTTTTCAATTGGTTCTATGCATTTTTCATCATACTCCATTAATATAGCGCCATCTACTACAGTATGACCTGAACTAATAAAGTCACAGTCACATTCCTGAGCAGCACCACGTTCACCTAACAATTGCGTTTGTTGATCACGCCATTCTTGATCGCGTTCTGGATGTACTGTCCAATGCAGTTTAATTGTATGAAATCCATTTACCTCTGTTTCAGCATCAGCCCATGTTTGATGAAACCAATTACCAACACCATTCGGTGTAGATAATACAAT